CTTCGTAAAACCGTAACGAGACCAAAAATTTTGGTAGTCATTACAGCGAGCCTTCATCCGGGCATCTTGGGCATCAAATAAACGTTTTTGATGCAAAACGTACTCCGTAGGAGGAATAAAGAAAGTGCGAACTTTCCCATCGGTTACTTCATCAACTGGAAGAAATTCTCGTTTAGTGGTAACATGCCACAATGGAAGATGTGGTTGGTAATACTCTTTAGTAAATTGAGGATCAGCCACGACTTCACGTTTTGATTTGAAGCCGAGGTTGAGCCACGGTTTACCTGGTGAGGTTTCCCAATTCACATCTAACACTGTGGAAGGTCGTGATCCAGTTAAACAGGATAACATTCTTTCGGTATATTGAAGAGCCAATGGAAAATCTAGGTCATCGCGAAACGCGGTGTGCATAGGCACATCACATTTCCGAACAGATTTTGTAAGCAATTCCAAATTCTCATTGGCAGGTATATGGCGAGCCTGTGCTATTAAATCATCCCACTTGTGGGATGTATCAGTAGACAGGAATCGGTCCATATAAGAGTCAATTAGATCATTGGAAACTTTTTCTTTAGCAGGAGTATATAGAGTTGACGCACGAAGAACTGGCGTAAAATTTGTAAATATTGGTTTACGAATTACGGACGTTTTCTGAGTTACATGAGGATGGAAATCAGGCAAAACAGATTCGCATATTTCTCCAGCCCTTGCCAGGACTGAACTTAAAAATGCGTCTCAACTTCGAATTCAGCTAAATACTCATTGGATATATTTGATGCAATGTTAAAAGTGGATGTTGTTCCTCGGTGAATACCAACTACATGGTTATCACTGTTGAACAATGGAGCTCCACAAGTTCCATTGGTTGAATCGCATTGATGCTGAATACAATTATAAGACGTAATCTTAAACTCAGAAACACTAGTTCTCCAATCACCGCGAGCGCGGTGAGTTAGAGAGACCTGTGTCCTGGCAGAGTTATTGGATAGTATCGAATTTGCTACGGTATTAACACGTGGTTGGGTCTTAAATTTGTTTACACTAACTAATACCAAGTCATCCTTGATGATTGGATGGATTTTGAACACACAATTTCCGGTGTCTAAAGATTCAAATTGACCATTTGGATGCATTAATGTAAAAATAGTTCGCGTTGAATTATTATTAAAAAAATGTAAAGTGGTTACAAATGAATCGTTAGACACAGGAGTTATATGTACAAAATCTATCTTATCCTCTGATCGGGGTAGACTGGATATTTGTCCCGCATATAATATTGGCACGAAATGATTTGATCGCCCAGTTTGTGTTATGGTGCCGGGCATTGATGCTTCCGGTGAAATGATCTGACCAACGCTATCAAACCTTGG